TTCCATCCACGCTTCCGACTCGGTCGAAAAAAACCGCCGGATTCTTTTCCCTGCCGTCGATTTTGAGAGCGTCAAAACCCAAGGAGAAGTGTTCCGCGAAGAATCGATTGAGACTTTGTAGGACATGATTGGACATAGCTTGTGGCACTTGTGGCATTTTGCAACCCCTAGTTTGTCCGATTAGGGTCAATAAAGTTCAATGAAGTCCGGACACGAAAAAACCCGCAGAGGCTTTATTCATGCACCTCTGCGGGCTTTCGTTGAAGAGATTACCGGCGGAGGGGATCGAACCCACACTCCGTAAGGAACGCGATTTTGAGTCGCTTTACTATCTTTGATTATGAATTACTTACGATGCTTGTGGCAACTTGTGGCACAACAGGGCGGATTCGGATGAAATTCCGGGCGATTGTCTTCTGGCGGGCTTTGCGCCAGACGCCGTCGCCGGATTCGGAATCACGATCTCCGCGTCCGTTGGTGTTGCCTTCGATGGTGATGATCTGGTGGCCGGAATCAGACTCGACGATTCCGACATGACTGAAATCGAAAACCACAATGTCGCCGGGTTGGGCGAGGTCGCGGTCGTGGAGGATTACTGAGGTCTTGGGGCGAGCCTTCGCCCAGCCGAGGAACCCGTAGGCGAGGGCGGTCTTTGGTCGCCACTCTTCCGGCGTGGAGGATTGCAGGTTGAGCCAGTCGCGGACGCCCGGACGGTCAAGCCACTCGCGGATGCACCAATCAACGAAGGCCGCGCACCATGGCCACGATGCGGGCTTGAGGTCGGTGGCCTTTTGGTAGTCGCGGATTTTGGATCCGTTGTTGTTGCCGCCTTCCTCGCGGACCCCAATTTGCGATGCGGCAATTTCGGCGAGGAGGCGGGTCATTTGTCTTTGAGGGCTTTTGCCTCGCCGAATTTCGACCAGGCATAGGACAGGTTGTCGTCTTTCGGGAGATCGGGATTTTGAACCGGCATGTATTTCACGCTGACGCTGAGTTGCAGGTTGCCGAGTTCGCCGACTCGGTCGCCGAATGGCGGGATCGGAACGCTGACGCAGGAGGTGAGGAACGCCAGTGCCAGACAGGCAAAGGCGAAGAGGATCATTCCTGCGGCGATCCGGCCCGGGGTCATCCCTTGCGAAGGATGTTGATCGCGCCTACGAGGCCGAGGCCCGCTGCGACGATAGCCTCTTGATGCTGTGGATTGAGCGACACGCCCACCGCAGTAAGAACCATCAAAATCCCCCTCCATGTTGACGATTGGCCGAGTTGTGTGAGCAGGTAGTTCATTGGTTTCATGTTGTGGATGGTATCAGTCAAAACTCGCTAGTCAAAAATCAGTCCTCGGTGGTGGCGTTGTCGGCGGCTCCGAAGATGGGTTTGACGAGATTGAGAAGAACGGCAGGCATAGCTGCACCGGGCGCGACCGCCATAGTGCGGGCAATTGCGATCCATTCCTTGAGCAACGCATCTGGATCGTCAAACGCCAGAATGTCGTCGGCGTTTTTCAATGCGCGGATGCCTGTCTGCGAAATCGTGAGTAGAGGGTTTTGAGTCGGAGTAAAGAATCCCGCTCCGGTCAGTTGAGAAAGAACGGAATCAAGCATTGTTCCGATGAACAAATAACCTTGCACCGGAGCTAATGCGATTGCCCGCACCCATCCTCCAAGTGACCAGATATCGTCGTCTTCATCATCGGTGAAAGCATCACGGTAGGATGAAGCAACCACATGGGATAACACGGCCATAAGTTCCACGGCGACGAGTCGGCGGATGTGTGTCCCCTTGTCTCCGCGACCAGTAGCAAGCCCGCGCACGGCATCAGCCATGATCGCCGCTTTTAACCGAGGGTCGGACATGAAAAGGAAAAATGCCTTTGTGAACATATTGCCGCTGTTCTCGACATTGCTCTTTTGCCCAAAGCTGACCGGCTGGGAGAATCGGTAGATCGCGGCGGAGGCCGCATCGAGAGCGGTTTCGCGGGCGAGGGATTCCGGCATCCCGGCTTCCATCGCCTCGTTCAAATTGGCACGGTAAACAATCGCTGCTGAAAAACTGAATGAGGAAACATCCATCCAGTTCATTGGTTTCATCGATAATTCCGTTACCTTGGCAGCGGTTCCGGGCCTCCCACCGAAACGCTCAAACATATATCGAGTCTCGGCGGTCGCTCCTCCGCGCAAGCGGGTTTGCAAGGCATCGCTTTCAAATACGGTTTTGATGTCCTTGATCAATTGATCTGGCGAGGACATCGCGGAAGCGATTTGTTTTTTGTCGAGCGCCAGACCAAAACGAAGAGCGTTGTCCAACTGCATCGCGATTGATTTGAGGTTGAATCCAAGAGAAGCCACCGACTGCCCTCCGATTACCGAACCAATGATATCGGTCACCCATTTTGCTTCCCGTGCTTGATTGCCGCCACGCTGTTCCATCTGGTCGGCCCATTGCTCTGCGGTTTTTAAAACCCCAGAACCGTGCCTTGTTTTAATTGCCTCGCGGACTTCTGGGTTGTTGAGAAGAGACCGATATTCCCGCGCCAGTTCCGCAAAGTTCACCCAATGCGCTTGCATGAGGATGTGTTGCTGCATGACGCTCAAGGCGTCTTCCGGCGCGATCTTGGCCGAGTGGGACACGCGGGATTTGGCGAAGCTCGGAGTCGTTCCGGTCGAAACTGGAGAACCATCAAGGCCAATGTCTTTTGTGTCTTTAGCGTTGAGAAACCGTGTCGGCGCGTAGTTTTTTACTTGCGGCATATTCATACCGAACATCCGCGAATAGACCGGATTTGTGATGCCAGCGCCTTTGCCGTAGAGTTCTTGCGCGTGGGAGATCATGGCTTGCGAAACGGGATCGGAAGTGAGTTCGCGGAGGTCGGTGATGCTGTCGTCGTTCCAACCCTCACGCCGCATCTTATCTTGGACATCGGGTTGATTCCACGACAGGAGAAGTTGGATTGCCTTGCCACGGGTCATTGGTAGGCGGACTTCTTTGCCGGGGTAAACGACCTGCCTAATCGTGATGTTTTCCTTGCGGGTATCCGCTGGCAATGCCGCGAGTTCGTCGGAGAGATCGCGGACATCAGTATCAGTCAAATCGCCGCGATCAATTTCGCCGCGCACGATCTTTTCGGCCTGCTCGATGGTGAGCTTTGTATTTTTGACCTTGCGTCCGTCAAGATAGCGAACGGCACTTGGAACCTCGGTCTTGAGCATGACCATTGCTTTTCCGGTGGTCGTGCCTGCCGCTTTCGCTCCTTCGCGGAGTGCGTTTAGAATTCCCTCGCGCTGGTCGATCTCGGCTTTTTGCGCGGCGACATCTGCTTTGCGGAGTCGCTTGGAAAAATCGGCAGCAACATCCGGTGGGAGAAGAGCCGCGACGAACTGCTCGAAACTGGCGTGATCAAGAAGCGCAGAGTTGGCCCAATCGGACACGCGATCCATGAAGGTCTTGTCCTTGAAACGATCCACGGCGGTCGCGCCGCCGATGAACTCCACGGTATTCTTGGCGCGTTCCCGGTTCTCGGCGATGCGGGCTTCCTCTTTGATGCGCCACGCTTCGCGCCCAAGTTTGAGTTGGTCTTTGAACCACCCGTAGGCTTGCGCGAGCGTTTCGGAGTTTCTGTTTTTGAGGTCACCAAATTGATTGAGGATTCCCCACTCCTCCACCATGTCGGCGGAATTCTCAGAGGTCGCCATCGTTTGCTCCAGTTGGAGCATTCGTTCCGCCACGGCATCCTCATCCATGAGCGTGGCGCGTTGGACAAGGTCGGCGAGTTTTTGGGTTTCCGGCCCAAGCGTGGATTTGCGGACATTGTTGTCACCGGCTTTCGGGCGCGACTTCTTGACGAGGTCGAGGATCGCGGTGCGGTATTCACGCACCAGCACCTTTTCGAGTTCGGTGTCGATCTTCTTGATGCGGTCGCGGAAGAAGTCGGCGAGGGCTTTGTCGGCTCGCTTGCTGGCGAGGTTTTCCTTGGCCGTGTAGCCTGGTGGTAGCGAGACCTGCTTGCCTGCTTGGCCGATGTTTTGGCCTTCGCGCATCCATGCGGAGATGATCGCGCCGTTCATGCCGCTGACCTCGGAAACCTTCACCCCGTCTTTGAGGACATCCATGGGAGCGATCCCGGCGAGCTTTGTATAGCCCCCAACCCTGCCGCGCACTTCGGGCGGGAGGACAGACATGATGCCGTCGAGTTCGCCGAGACCTTGAAGGATTTGCGTTCTGCGGATTTGCGTCTCGTCGGAGCCGGTGTCGGCCATCGCGGCGAGTTCGTCGGAATTCCAAGACATGAGCTTGGAGAATTTCTGCTTGGCCCGCTCGTAGACCTTGAGCCTCTCGTCCGGGCCTCGGTTCATGCCGCCGAGCGCCTTGTTCACCCGGTCGATCTCCGACTGCGAGGCTATGGAGTAACTGACCGAGTTTGGGTCATTGTAGATGCCTATCGCCGCATCGACTTCGGCCTTGGTTACACCAAGTGCTTCTAACTGGTAGTCGTTGAGATTGCCTAAATCGGCAACGATCTGCTCGATTCCTCTGGGTAGTATGTTTCGAGCATTTCCAGCAGACCCTGTAGGACTGGAACCGTCAGATACTCGTCCCCCTTGCTCGCCCTGTCCCTTGCTACCCATGCTGACAGGCGATCCTTCTGCGACTCGCCCAGTGCGAGAATCCTGTCCTCCGGCCATGCTGCGTCCATCTTTTGACGCATGGGACTCAAACTTTGCGTTTGCTTCGTCGTCTCTGGCGTTGGTTCCAATGTTTGCATGAAGTTCGGGATTCCACTTCATATATACGAGTGGAGGCTTTTCTTGTCCATTCCATTTTTGCGAATCCCACACCTTTTGAAGTTCTCCCATCTTGCCGGGTTCGGTGTGGTATTGAGGGTCAAATGGCAGAACCTCGGTCACCTCAAACCCCGACTTTGCGTAGAGTGTTGGAAGTAATCCATCCGGGTATTTCGACGATTTGACGGCATAGCAGTCGAGATATCCTCCACCTTCGGCAAGTGCCTTTGACATGATGAGAGGAAGCATTCCGGGCGAACCTTTTTCGTTGTTGGCAACCGACACGATGTGCCAGTCCTTTTTAGGGTCACCAGCTTCACCTTCTCCGGGGCGCTTGAGGGCAAACCAGACATTCATGTCTCCGAGTTGGAAAATTTTCATCTTCCCCTCTTTCAGTAATTGCGAAACCTCTTCTGCTGAATATTGCGTCAAAGTCACCGCCGCATCGTTGTTGCGTAATGCTCGCGTGAATTCTGCCAACCCAGCTTGCCTTGGTTTTGTGTAAGTTTTCCACCCTTGGTTGAGCGCGGTGACAATTGCCTTGGCTTGATTTGGTCGGAGTGAGGTTTGTGTGTCACCCCAATCAGAAAGCATTTGGGATGAGATTTTTTGCAACTTTGGTAGCCCAACAGGTATTTTCCCTTTTAGAAAATAGCCATGGTTGGAATTAAATCCTGCGCCAAATAAACCGGCTCTGATATCCGGGAATGCTAAGGAATACGGGATTGGAGTGCGGAAGAAGGCGACAGGTTTCCCCGGCGCAAGAGAGTTGTAACTATTGTGTGGCGTAACTCCGTATGCGCTTGCTGTAAGCGTCTTGTTCTTTAGCCCTTCCTCCAATCTTTTGACATCTATTTCTAATATCGAAACCAAAGAAAGGGATTCCACTCCTGCAAAAGACTCATCTAAAGTTGCACGGCGGATTTGATCCATTGGCGGTGCGCCGAGTTTTTCCGCTTCCGCCGAGGAGAGTTTTTCTCCAAGAAATTTCCGTTGGTCAAAGGAAAGTGAAGCAAGGTATGTGTCAAATGCGTTTGATGTTAAAGATTTTGGGAATCGACCGATGCCCTCAAAAAATGTCTTTTTAGCAAGCGCCTCACTTGCGGAATCTTTTTTTACTTTCAAATTCGATTCTGCGGTTTTGAAATCTTTGAGTGCAGATTTGAGGGCTTTTTCCGTTTCTTCGGTCTTGTCTTTGTTAACCGACTTCTCAGATTTTTTAACTAATGCTTCTGCTTTTTTTAAATCGGATTCCGCTTTTGCTACAGCAGCCTTGGCAGTTTTTAAATCACTTGTTGCGGTTGCAGTTCCCTTTACTGCTGACTTTTGAATAAGATCAAAAATCCCTTGTTCTTGTGCTTTGGTGATTCGGTTTTCGCGGATATAGCGGGAGACCTCGCTGAACTTTTCCCCGGCAACGGTAGGATTGCTGATATGTGAATCTTGCTTCATGGCATACGGAGCAACCATGAATTTTTCTTGTCCGTCCTTGCCGATGTAGATCGCACCACTTTCGCGAGCAAGGTTGAGCTTACCTGTCCAGAACCCGTCTTTTGCTGCTGCCCACACTACCCCGGCGTTGTAATATTGCGGGATAACAGAAAATGCTGGACCGCCCTGTGCTGGTTTTTGGGTAAATGATCCACCTCCGGCAGTAAGGTCTGCTTCAATTGGGATTATCTGCCGACCCGCATACTCCGGGCCAAGATTTGTTGGAATCTTTAAACGGTCAGCAAGAATATTGGCTGCTGTCGTCTGAACGCTGATGCTGTAGTTGGTTAGTCCTGCGCCATCTGCTGTGCTTTCTGGAGCAAAGCGGCCCCGTCCTCGACCATCTGCATTGCTTGTTCCGCCTCTGCTGCCAATGTCTCCAATTCGTTCGGCAAGGGTTCCTCTTGATTCAAGTTTTTTAAGGTAGGCTCCATATGATTCTGGTGTTTTTCCGCTTTTATAGATGGAGTGCGCCCAGAGGGCTGCTTGAACCTGTCGTGGTGTCCATCCGATTTCATTTGCTATCTCTGTTAGTATTTTCTGCGCCTTTGCAAACTGCGCTTTTGAAGGTGAATCCACCCCAAATATAAGCCGAGCAATGTGCCGGTCAATAACCGCTTCATCCACCTTGCCATCGTTGCTGTTTTTGTATGCAGATATCTTTTGACCCTGCACCTGTGTGTTTTCTCTTAACCTGTTAAGGTTTTTGATGACGGCTGGGAGGAATCCGATGAATTCCTCACCCCGGTGCATCTGTCCAAACGCCTTCAATGCAAGGCCGACATTGGCTTTCACACTTGCGGCTTGCGATGTCACCGAAAGGATATCTTGGAATAGTTGAGCATGGTCTCCGAAAAACTCGTCCAATGTGGACTGATGCTCCTCATACCAATCCTTCCAAGACGCTTGATTTAAAGCCGCATCTGTTAATGCGGTCCTTGTCATTTTTACACGAAGAGAATCTTTTTTCCCGATGCTGTAGGAAATGTTTGAAATCTGGCCGTCTCCAAATTGCGCGTCTTTCACAAAAACCGTGTTGCCAATTTGGTAAGCCTCGGAGCCTCCGACAACCTGCTTCATCGTGGCTCGGTCGTAGTAAAAGCTGTGGCGGTCTGGGTTGAATCCGACTTGCGTCCACTGATTCAAATCCGCAGGCATCGATTGATCACTTGACCACTTTCCGCGAATAGCAATGTGCGGGCCTTTTGCGCCACCCATTCCGATTTCCAGAGATTTTTTCTCGTTAAGAATGAATTGAGGATCGGAAATCCTCGCAGCGGCATCATACGAGTTTCCGGATTTGCCTTTGATGGTAACAACGCCGACTCCCTTGCGCGTCATGGCAGGGACATCTTGGCGGATTGTTACAGCCTCGCCGGGTTGAATGTTCGATTTGGAAATTTGATCTCTGCGCTGCCCTTCGTTGATGGCATCGTCTATTGTCGCTCGGCTTGGCAATTCAGACTCGGCTTTTGGAGGCTCGACAAGTTGTGCCGGGAAGTTGTCGTTGATGGCTTGATCGATTACGGATCGCGGGATGTCTTCGCCTGCGGCTCGGCGCTGCAAAAGGTCACGAACCATTGGCGAATAGGCGCGTCCATTTTCAACGACCATGTCAGACTCAATGCTGTAGTTGGTATCAGTCGAAACTCGTTGACCAACGGAGTAGTTGAAGGTGCCTTGTGCCAATTCGCCGCCGACCCGCTCCCGGGTGGTGTCCACCATCGTCTGCTGGTTGAGTCCCACGGATTCGGCGAGGAAGGATTCGTAATCACCGGGAAGGATTCCTTGCTTGAAAGCACCGCGCAAAGCCACGGCCCGCTGGAGGACTTCTTTAAATGCTTTCAGCATTCGCTTGATGTAGTCCACGAAGGATGCAGGCAACGCCATTTCTTCATCGGCATTGATTTTGCCGTCCTCGTAGGCGCGTTGGACACGCGCAAGGGACTCGACAATGTCGTTTTCGTTGTCGCGAACGAGGCCGGGGAACTTGTCGGGCAGGGCGGTCTCGGTGGCGTCGAGCCATCCTTTCAAGGTGTCGAGCGTGACCGAGCCTTTCATCAACGCCTTGCGGACGGCGACATGATGAATCTCTTCGCGGGCATCTTCGGGTTTGCTGTTTTTATTAAGCGTGATGACGCCACGGAAAACCATTTCTCCGAGGTCTTCGACGGTCGCCTCTCCGAGGATGTTGATCTTGTCGTAGGGAGTGTCTTTGTATGGGGAAGTGGCGATGCGGCGGTGGAGTTCCTCGATCTGCGCGACATTCCCGGCGGCTTGGAGCTTTTCGAGCTTTTGCTGCGCGGTCATCGCCTCGGCTTCGATGGCGACATTGGTTGGGTCTTCTGAAAGCCATTGGTTGCGGAGTTCGGTGACGGTCGAAATGTTCGACAAAAGATCATTGGCGGTCACTCTCTGCGATTGCTGCATGTAGACGGTGTCGGCGGCGTCGGAATCGTTGGTGCGGTAAATTTCTGTGCCGTCCGGTTTCTCGATGATGTGGGTGAGAGTGCCGTCTGCGTTTTCTTCGATGCGGCGAACAGGGAGTTCGGGGTTTTGCTGGGTGGAGCTGGCGGCTTCCAGTTGGGCGGCTCGCTTGGCGATGCCTGCTTGGATGTCTTCCGGGGTGCGCTTGTCCCATGCCTCGCGGAACTTGGTGTTGGCGACATCGAGGTCTTGCTCGGCAGCGATGTCCTGCGCGGCCTCGCCGGTGATGCCGACCATTTCGAGTTCGCCGAGCGAGCGTTCAAATTGGCCGTTGCGCTTAAACTCGCGGAATGTGCTGGCTCCGGTGCCGATAAGTCCGCCCCACAGCATGGAGTAGAAAATCTCTGGCATCTGTTCTTTGTATGCACCCCATGCTTTTTCGGCATCGAACTCCGGCATATCGTTCCGTATTGCAGAGGCGATTTGATCGGCGGCGACCGGCATGGCTTCTTGCAGGTATTCCTGCCCTGTCTGCACCCCGACATTTACTCCGTAGCCGATGGCGAGGCGACCGGCGATGGGGATACGGACATCAGTCATTTTCCGCATGAGCGCATTGAATGTTGGAGATTTTCCGATAAGGGCGCGGCCTTGGAATCGTTCGATGATTGCTTGGGGAGCGGCGACGGCGGCAGAAATGCCAAGCGCGGCATCGGCATCCATGTCCGGGTAGGCATCAAGCATCCGCAGGTAGTTACTGTTGGTGAGCGCACCCATCGTTGCCGGGAATCCGACAAACGGAACCGCCGACAACCCCATGTAGGGGAGCGACGGCGCGAAATCGTAGGCACCCTGCACGATCTCTCCCATGACGCCATCCATCTCGGTCTTGATGGGGTCGATGGTGCCATCGGCGATCTGCCGGATTTCGCGCAGCGCCTTGAGTTCGGAGAGGCGTTGGGTGTTTTCCTCGACTCCTTTTTGCGCGAGGTCGCGTTGCATTTGGATGCTCTCGGCGGTCTGCATCCGGTCGGGTTGCTGCTCTGGCTTGTCGAGCAGGCTTTGGAAGTAGGAGATGTTCTGGCGGGCCTGCCGATCCTGCGCGGTCATCTCGGCATCGTTGTAGATATTCACACCACCGCGAGCGATGCCTTCGCCCACCTTTTCAAAGAATCCCTTGCCCATGCCAGCGCCATCGGCCTCGGCGGCGTAGTAGAGAGTCGAGTAGATATTCTGGCGATCCTCGGGCGTGAGCTTGGCGAATTCTTTGGCGATGTTTTCCACATCGGCGCGGCCTGCTTCTGGCAGGGCTTCGGCATCCTCGGGGCGGGTAAATGCCATGAGTGTGTCGAAGGCGCGTTTGGATTCCGGTGCGAGGTCGCGCATCATGGTTTCGCTGCGGGCTTGGAGCTTGACGGCGCGGTCGAGCATGGCCGACTCCCATCCCTCGGGGAGCTTGCCGAGCTTGTCGGCGTGTCGGTCTTTCCAATCTTGGAAGAGGAACCACGAATCGGTTTCGTCGAGGGTCTTGCCCTCGGCGACTTTGGAAAACATCCCTTTAGCGAGAGCGCCGGGGAGTTCGCGGAGTGCGTCCTCGGTGGCTTTGCGGGCGGTGAGCGAATCGCGGATGAGGTTGAAGGTGTCCGTTTCGGAGAGTCCGGATTTGCCGAAGGTTTTTTGGAGATACTCGTCGCGGTAGGTCGGGTAGTAGCGACCCTGCTGGTCGGGGGTCTGCTGGAACTGATTTGCGATGAACCGGCGGTTGGCGACCTCTAAGCGGTCCTCGTCTTTTTCAAACACATGGCCAGCGCCGTTCTCCTTCCACCAACCTTCAAGATCGGTGTAGGCGCTTTCGGCCTGCTGCTGCTCGGCGCGGAATTGGTCGGCTTTTTTGGCCTTGGCCCAATCTATGAGGGCGGCGTTGCGTGTTTCGCGCTCGGCCTCGGGGGCGGTGTCGCGCTCAGACCAATAGCGGGTTGCTGTCTCGTCGTCGATGAGTGGGGTCATACTTTAAGCAGTAGGTGCCTTGCGGAAGGAAACAACGGCCATGCCATCGTTCTTTTGTTTGCCGCCGGGAGAGTGAAAATCGAAGCGTCCGGTGAGTGGCTTGCCGAATTTCTTGATCGCTTGCGAGTCCTGCATCGTGCGGTCGTCCCAAGTGCGGATCACGGTGGACCCATCGGCGAGGGTGAGTTCCACGGGATCGCCCTTGCCGATTCCGGCGGCTTTGAATTTGCGCTCGATGTCGGGCGAGATGGCGAGGGAGTTTTCGTCGAGGCGATTGTTCCATGCGCCGATGCGGTTGCGCGAGTTGGTGTCGGAATATGGATCGTTCGGGAAGTTGTAGCTCGTCACCTTGCCGAGGGATTTGTCTTTTGCCTCTTTGGCTTTTTGAATGGCATCGGTGGATGGCGGCGGCGTTGGCTTGGGGGTTGGCGCTCCGTAGGCTCCGGCGCTGATGCTCTCTACATAGCTACCGCGATTCGATGTTTGGTTTTTGCGATTGTTCTTCGACGACTCGTTGATCAGCGGTTGGATGAGGCTGTCCCTGTAATTTATGGCATCTGCCGGGGTCTTGTCTTTGTTGGCTGGGTTTGCAAACCAATCGCTCATCCCTTCTTGAATGGAATAGACCCGCGACCAGTAGGCGTTGTTCTTGGCGGGATCGGTGATCTTTTCTCCATACATCCCGGAGGATGTTTTTTCCGTGCCGGGATCGCCGAGGAGACCCGATTTTCCGAGATTGAGGACATTGTTAATTATGTCTCCCTGCCATTTTTCGGTTGGTGATTTCAGAGTCCCATCGGCGTTGAATTTTTTGACCGCTTGGGCAAGCCGGTCGTTGAGGAATGGGCGAAGTTGTTTTGGGACATTGGCGGCGATTTCATTTTGTAGGGTCGCAAATTCGCCGAGGTTGTTGTCAATCGAAGGGTCGTAGGTTGCCAACCGCGCATTCACTTCGGAGATTTTCTTGGCATCATACGGCACATTGTCGCTGATTAACCGCTCCAGCCGTTTCTTGGATTCCGTGCCGGTGACCTTGTAAGACGAGAGTGCCGATTCCAGTTTGTCCTTGTCGGTGATGAGGATTTCGTTCCCGTTGGCATCGCGGATCGGGGTGTTGGAATCAATCGCTTGGGCGAGGATGTTGTAGTTGTTCGCCTCGGTGATCCGGCCTTGCTGATCGACCTGCGCCATCAAGCGGCGGACTTTGCTCATCGGCATTTCACCGTAGGCACCCTTGATGCGGGCATCGTCTTTCGCGTTCCCGGCGGACTTGACATATTCGTTGAGGTTCTGCTTCGCGACCGTGTAATCGGTCATCAAATCAGCGGTGATCCGGTCAGTCTGCATGGCCTCGTCGGCGCGGATTTCGTTGTCGCGGATGTCGGCTCCAAATTTATCGAAGTCCTCTTGGGTAAAAACGCCTTTGTCCACCCCACCCTTGAAAGCGGAGAGAGAGGCTTCAAAATTGCCCTCGGCGGCGAGTCGGAGGGCGTTGGCCTTGATGTCGGTCTTGGCAAGTTCCAGTTGCTTGATCCGGGTTTCTGCCTGCATCGAGGCTTGAGACTTGAGCGTCCAGTTCTCGAAATACGGGTTGAATTTCTCGGCGGCGTTGTTGCTGAATTTGATTTCGGCCAGCGCCTTTTTGGTTTCCTCTTGGTTCCGTGCCAGTGAGTCGCCCCACTTTTCCATCGGGAGAGTTGCCTGGTCGGCTTTTTGATTTTGAGAGGCAATCGCGAGGAGTGTCTCGGCGCGGTTGATGTCGGCGTAGTCCTTGGCCTCGGCGAATTTCTGGCCCCACTTCATGGCGACATCGCCCAGCCCGCCGATGGAGTCGGCGAATTTGCCCATGGCGCGGGCTTCTTGGGAGAAAGCATCGAGTTCCAGAGTTTGGGTGAGCATCGACTGCGCGGCGTTTCGCATTCCGCTGGGGTCGATCATGGCGGCGCGGCCAAGTTGCGCGGCTTGCGGGGAAAGGATGCCGGTCGATGGCCCGAGGGCTTGCGGGCCTGCGTTGGGGATGTCGGCGAGTCGGATGGCGGGCATTAGCCTATTGCTCCTTGTTTGGTGGTAGACCCCTTGTAGCCGTAGTAGGTCATTCCGGTGTTGGCGGCGGAACCGATCCCGCTGGCGAGCGCGGTGTATCCACCCATCGCGGTGGCGCGGGCGGTGGCGTTGCCGGACATTTGCTCGATGGCGGCTTGGCGCATATTGATTCGGTAACCTGCTCCTGCGGCTTTCTCGGCGAACTGGGCATCATTGAAACTGATCTGCGCGGCTTTTTTGTTCATCGCCGAGGCGAAGAGGTCGGAATTCAAATTGAAGTCGCCGACGAGTTCGTTCATCCCGGCCTCGTAGCGTTTTTTCTCCGAGGAGAGATTGGCTAGGAGTTTGGCATCGGCGACCTGCATTTCGTAAATATTGGCGGTATCAGCCAAAACTGCAAGAGGCGATCCCTCGGTGGTCACGCCCCCGGCGGCGTATTGGGAGCGTTGGAGTCCGAGGATGCGGGCCTTCTCGGCGCGGATGCGGTCGGCCTGCTCGCGGGCTTGGCGATCCTCGCCATCGGCTTGGGCGCGGAGTTGCTGGGATTGCTGCTGAACAAGGACATTGTTCATGTTCGCCTGGTCGGCCTGCGACTGCGCGTTGAACATGGACATCTGCGAATTGAACTGATCCGCCTGCGCGGCCCGCTCCGCTGCCATGCGCTGCCATGCGGCATTTTGCTCGTTCTGGATGCGGTTGTATTCGGCAATCGCGGCTTGCGACTTGCTTTGCTCGCTGGCCGAATACATCGCGATGCCGGTCGAGGCGGCGGTGGCCAGCGCAGATATTACCAACATTGTTGTTAACCCCCCGTCAGCCATTAGAAACCTCCTCAGTTGGTGTCATAAGAAAAACTTGGTCGCGATTGGCTTCGCGGAACCCCTGCCGCTCCAGCACCCGGGCTATGCCGGGGTATGTGAAGACCGCCATCGTGTGGTAGCCGAAATCTTTGGCGATTTTTTTGAGGCAAGCCACGCAATGTTTGAAGGCAAGCATCGCGGTTTTCAAGGAAAGGCCGGGGGCGCTGACGGCATGTTCGGCCATGCACATCCCACAGGAATTGTCCATGTGCAGGAAGAGGGCGCTGACCGGCTTGCCGTCGATCTCGCAGACGACTCCGCACTTCGGGAGCATCGGCTCCGGGCGGCGGTGCTTGCCGTGGGCATGCCACCACTCCGAGAGCATCTCGTAGTCGGTCGGTTCGTAGTGGCGGATGGTGATGTCACTCATTGCCGTAGGCGTCCCACTTGGGAAGGATCGATATGATGCACATGGGATAGGGTTCGGTTTGCCGGACATCGACATCGGCGTCGATGCCGAACGCTCCGCCGAGGATGATCTTTTGGTCGCCCGTGGTGGTCGTCGGGGCGAGAGCATACCATGATCCGGAATTTGTGCGAACTTCGCCGCCGCGACTCTTCAGAGTGCGGACGACGACTTGGTGGATGCGCTTCTTGCGCGACTGCGCGGTGCCGTCCTCGAAATCGGCATCGAGCTTCATCGGGCGGAGCGTGGAGGTGTAGGGTTGGCCAGCGTATCCAGAACCAGTTCTAGAACCTCGCGCAATAGTGCCAGCAAAAGAAACAACGGAGGTTGTTTTGGCACCATCTTCCCACATGACCGTGACGGTTTTACCTCTAAGGTGAGCAAATCCAATAATTGAAGTGCCGCTTGCTCCGCTTGAAAAATCAACATGGCCATCGAGGTAGCGCCATGAGTTGGCAGTCTGATCATCGATGTGTTTGCGCCAGAGCAGAGGGAATCGCTCCACCGTGCGAACCGTGGCGGCGGCATTTCCTGTGTAGGTGAAGGTTCCACCGCTCAAGGATGAGACCGGCGCGGAGAAACTGCCATTCACCACGACGACTTGCGTGGTGTTTGGGGTGATCGAGGAATTGGCGATGCCTAGCGACTCGCCGATCAAGCTGCCGATGGTGAAGGTGTTCGACCCGGGATTGGCCAGAACGACATAGGTCTCCGTGGCTGAAATGTTCGACCCGGCAGGGAGGTTCGTGAACTGGACTCTTTGACCGGCGACGATGCCGACATAGCGTTTCACGACCATCCAGACTTCATCCTCGGTGCCGTTGCCGTAGATGGTGGCGACCGACTCGACATCGGCATCGCCGAGCGTGTGGCGATGCCAGCCGACGACTTTCTGGTCGCGCTCGTAGGTCATGGCGATGAGTGTGCCATCGCCGCGAACGCACCAGAGGACCGCATCGGGCTGCTGCTGGTAGGCGATGTCCACGATCTCCCCGGAGGTGATGTGTTCGGCCAGCAAGGTCAAATCCGGCGCGACCCAGCCGTCCTTGTTGAGTTCGTAGACCAACTCGCGAACCTTGCGTCCGTTGCGCTGGACGAAGAGCAGGACATCGTTGACGAGCGCGGCCTTCATATATTTTGACCCGTAGGAGGATTGCCGGTTCGCCTGCACATTGGTGGCTGAGAGCGCCTGTGAGGAATCGGCGCTGCCAATCGTCCACTCGTCGCCGGATGTGCCGATGAGGAGTTGGGATTGACTATACATCCAGTTGATGCGGTTGCCCTCGGAGGCGGCGAGCGTGAACTGAACCGCATCAGCGGCAGTCGTGCCGGTCTGGAAGTTCTCGAAATTGTCAATCTGACTGCACCAGATGGTGTTTGGCTGGGAGGAGGTGCCGCCGAAGCAAAGGCGTTGCTCATGCATGGCGACCGAGCGCGGGTAGCCTCGCTTGGCAGAAAAGGCGGCTTCGGACCAGAATATGGTTTTTGCATTAGCCCGGGCCGAAGCGGAAAGCCAGCGGGTCACATTGGCTCCGGCTTTTGTTGAGGATGTCAGACCTGTTTGAACAACCCAAAGTCCTGCTGCTGAAGCCAACTCAAAAGTTGCTGTTGATGTGTGCGGTGCAATGCATTTGTAGGTGCTACCGGACCCATTCGTGACATAGTCGCCTACGACATAACTCACTCCTACCGCCCAAGTCGCCATGTAGGTGTCCACGATTGTCACCAGACCTCCGGTGCGGAAATCCGAACTTTCGATGACGGCGCGGCCCTTGGTATTGGAGGTGTAATTGAGGACGCGAATCATTAACCCGCAGCGGGCGGATTCCGTGCCGCTGGTGATGATGTTGCTTTCGCCTGTGGCTCGGTCATATTCTTTGACGACCTCCATCTGCGAGATATTTTCGATAAATGCTTCGGAGACCGTTGTCGCGCCACTATTGGCCACCGGGTAGGTATATTGGTTTTCGCTAATGACCGTTATGGTGGCCAGACTAGTGCGACCCGTGTGAAATGGGGCCGTCCCGCCAGCGTTGATCGCCAGCAAGTCTCCGGTGTTGTAGCCGTGAGCGGTGTGGTTGACGGTGGCAACCGCCCCGGAGCGAGTAATGGTTCCGGTTTGCGTATACCCTTTTTCCATCTTGTCGTTTGGGTAGCGCAGGATTTGCACGGTGGCATCCCATGTTCCAAAAGTGGTGAATGTCCAATCTCCAGCAACATCCATGAGGTCGCTTAGATAATTCCCTTCAATGTTGACCGACACGGTGGCGAGCGGGCGTTTCCATTCCAATGCCCACTGCCCGCCGTTCATGCTGTCATCAAAAATGGGGGCGGATGCGGTGAGTATTGTGTAGCCCAGTTCATTGGAAACCCGGATCGTGGTGTCCGTTGTATTTTGCTCAAACAATGGGGGGTAGTCGAAGACCACTGGCGCGAATATCCAGTTGTTATCTGCGAGGCGCGAGAGTTTGTGGGGGGGGTAGTTCGCGTGGGCGAAATACATGATGTCGTTTATCTGGACATATTGAATTTCGCGCAGGTCGGCTCCCACATACGGGTGCGAGATTTCCAAAGTCCCGCCCGAGGTGTTGGTCTGCAAGGCTCCCGTGGCGGGGTTCCAGAATCTCATGTAGCCCACGCCCATCTCGATGATGAACCGGGTGGTGGTCGAGAAGTTGAATCCGATCAACCGGGTCTGGCTGGTTGCCGACTTGGTCGTGCCGAGGTATTGCGTCCCCGGGCGGCGGATGACGCCGCCGTAGGGCAGGATTTGGAAGTTCTCTAAAGTGCGGCAGGCGCTGCGGTATTTCTCCAGACTCGTCCGGGCGTCGATGAAGGGGGAGACTTCACCGGCGTTGAAGGAGGGATAGAAATCGAACTTCGGCATGCTACTTTTTGAGGTCGCGGAGGATTTTGACGAGGGTGACGAGGCCAACGGCGAACCCGACCGTAACGGAGGCGAAACGCATCCACGCTTCCAAGTGGGGAAGCATGGAGTAAATCGCCGCGCCGATGGAGGTGGCGCTGCCGATGAGGCCGGTGGCTGCGGATTTGAGTTGGTCGCTATTCATTAGGAGTTCGCTTGAGCAAGAAGATTTCCGAGGATTTCCGTGGTCGTGCATTGGCCGAGTCGAGTCGTGTTGAGGGCCGAGACTTTGGCGAGTTCGCTCGATAGCTCGGTTCTCACCTGTGAGGCGATCTGCGCTGGCGTAGGCACGGTCGGCGCATTAGTCAGCGTGGTGACGGTTGCCAGTGTGCCGTTGGGGGCGAGCCTGCTTGAAACGGAGGCATCCAGGCGGCTTAGTTCGGTTGCGAGTTCGGTGCGGATGGCGGCGGGGGTGAGGACTGCGGTGCCGGTGGTGTTATCCACTGGCACACCAAAGGCTACCGACGAAGCTGGTGGCACTGCACAAGTCCCGGTAAGTCCTGCGTAAGTTGTGCCAGCACGCACATCGGAGGTGGCTGGTCCGAGGCCGGTATTGTCCGCGCCCCAGAATGAAAAACTGCTATTAATGCCGTTTAGTGAAACTTGGCGACGACTTAACAAAGGGGTTGATGAAGTGTAGTATCTCGCACAATAAACTGCTGCTGTTCCATTTGGGCTATCAAAAAACGAGCCTGATAGCCTTACTCCCGCAACAATTCCGCTTGAAGTCAAAGCATTGACTCCATTTGCTGCGGTTAGTGAGCCGTTCACAACAACTGTTCCTGTTGTATTAGTTACAGCAGGATGTGCTGATCCAGCATTCACATTTTTGCTGATTGTTACGGTGGCGGAAGGACCGTTTACAATACCGACTCCTCCATTTGCATTACCTCCGCCGGTTACGCTTTCTGAAATAGTCAAAACTGCGTTATTTGTTATGCTGGCTTGGGATGTTGCATTTGTTACATTTATTTCGCCGATGATTTGGCATGTGCCTAAATTAGATATGGCTTTGCCTTTTGTAATATTCCCGTTAATAATTAATGTCCCACCTGTTATGTTTAATACAAAAGGGTTAGACGATGCGTCTCCACCCGTTATGGGACCATTGATAATAATGGAGGAATTACAAGCTAATGTAGGCAATGCACCTGTCCCAAAAATTATTCCGGCGGTTATTGTTACAGCGGTATTTATTGTAAACCCGCCGCCACCACTGCCGCCAAAGCTGGTTCCATTGGTAATGTTGTCGCACGAAACATTTGCGGTGATTGCGACCGTTCTTCCATTGGCAATTGCGTTGTCGCCAATTTGCGGCACGCTTGCTCCTGGGGAGCCTGCTGCGGTAGTTGACCAAGTGGCCGTGTCGTTAAAGTTGCCAGAGGCAACGGCAAATCGGTTAGCCATGGCTTAGAGTCCTTTCGCGGAGATGTAGGATTGAAGTGCGGCTTGGATCGCGCCAACCGCTTGCTGTGTGGGTTCGTCGCTGCCTGCCAGCGATCCGAGCGCGATGCCGATGGCGGCTTCGTCTGCGGTGATGACCTCGCCGGACTCAATTCGGGTCGGGACGAGACGCATCGCTACATTTGCGTCTGAAGAACCATCGCTCAAATACCGGCCCGTGATGGCCAAATTGAGTGAGAATTTCGGGTAGGTTTTGCCGTCGATTTGGAGTGGTGTGGATGCTGTCATGGTGGTGGTGGATTTGAGGTTTTAGCTGTAGGAAAGTGAGGTGCGATTACTCCACGCGCCGGTGGCGGATTGGGTGGCCGTGACCGACCCATCGGCATCGGTGGTGATGCGGGTGATCGTCCAGCCGGTGGAGGATTCGGCGGTGCCGGTGGGGGCGGTGCCGTAGTAGTGGTAGGGTTCATCCCAAGCGGCGCGGGCGATGGTGGAACCGCCCTCGGTGAGGGGGACGGGGGACCATGCCTCGCCGTCGAAGACGAGGATGTCGCCCATCTCCGCCCCCTCGCCAGAGAGGCGAGAGGCCGGGATGGTGACTGGCATGACCTGCCAACGCGCTCCCGTCCACTTCCACTTCCGATTGCCGGAAGTGAAGGTGTCGTTGACTGACGGGGTGGATGGAAACGCGAGGGCGGACATGGTTTTTTACTGCTTGTCGATTTCGACCCACGCTCCGTTGTAGGAGACATACTCTGCCATGTCGGTAGAGTCGATCCAGCGGAGACCGGCGGTGTGGGACGGGGCGGTTGTCGAGATGACATCCTTGATTTGCTTGCCGCTTTCGAGGGCGGAGATGTTCGACTGCGCGGTGGAGAGTCCGCCTTCCAAGGAGGAGGCGCGGCCTTCCAGCGAATCGATATCCCCTTCGGCGCTGGTTACCCGACCGGCCAAAGTGCTGGCGGCGGATTCGGCGGCGTCGAGGTCGCTCTGGAGCGTGTTGATTTCGCTCTCGGCGGTGTCGAGGCGAGCGTCGAGGCCGGAAATGTCCGAGGCCAAATCGGCATCGGCGGCTTCCAGCGAGGAAACGGCATTGGCGAGGTTCGTGGAGGCGGCTCCGGCGAGGCTGGAAATGGCTCCGTTGAGGTTGGAATCCGCAGCTTGGAAAGCTGTGACGATTTCCGAGAGCGAATCGAGGGCGGTTCCATCCACATTGGAAAGGACATCGTCCACGCGAACGCCGAGCGCGGTGATGTTGCTTTGGGCGGTGGAGAGGCCGGACTGGAGAGAATCAATTTCTCCCTCGGCGGTGCCGACCCGGCTGGTGAGGCTCGACGCTGCCGACTCGATGGCGGTGATGTCGCTCTCAATCGCGCCTGCGCGGGATTCCAAAGCGGTGACGGCTGGGGCCGAGGCCACCCGGGCGTTGGTGTAGTAGAGGTTGTTGGAACCTTCGACAACCGCATCGGTTGTGCGAGGGACGAGTTTCCAAGCGGTGCCGTTGTATTTCCACGAACGGGAACCGACGGAGTGGATGTCATTGA